CGTGCCGGCGTACTATGTAACAGGTGACTTCGACGTTCAAGACTACAAACGACAACGTGACTGTCTTGCACTCAACATCTACCATGAATCAAAAGGTGAATCAGAGCTCGGTCAACGCGCAGTTGGCTATGTGACTCTCAATCGCGTAAACGATGAACGGTATCCAGACGACGTCTGTGAAGTCGTACATCAGGCACAACTCGGAAGTGATGGACAGCCCATTCGTAATCAGTGCCAGTTCTCATGGTACTGTGACGGGCGATCCGACGAACCTACAGATCAAGAAGCGTATGCTCAGGCGAAGTTCGTCGCGTCGATCGTTATAAATACGTACGGTTACTCTTTCGACCCTACACTCGGCGCAACTATGTATCACGCCGAGAGTGTGAGCCCAAGTTGGCACACTTCCTTCGAACGAACCACAGAAATCGAAAATCACATCTTCTATCGATAAGGAGAACTGAATGACTCGAGTAGTTCATAAGGTGCGCGTCACCGATGATCAGGTGATCGTTAAAGCATCTGCTGGAGCCTTCAAGGTTCTAACAGTGCATGAACAAGATGGTGTACCAACAGTTTGGTACGAAACACTCGAGAAGCCAGTAATTCCGATCGATGTAAAGTTCACAATCGTTCCCACGGGCGGGGCTGTGCCAGATCACTATGTGTATGTTGGCACAGCTTTCTGCGGGCCAACAGTTTGGCACGTCTATCAATACCCAACTATCTGAGGCTGGTGATGGAGAAGAAAGAAGAAGAAAAAGATCCTCCATCGAAGCCTCGACACGAAGAATATCTTGAGAAACAACGTCGTTATGAAAAAGGCTAAATGATGTACGACTTCAATGTCACTGTGAAAGCAGACCTCGTCTATGAGATCATCGGCACCAAACCGGAGCAAAAGCATGATCGAGATGGTCCATACAAGGCACCTGTCGATGTCAAGGTTCGCTGCACCAACTGGGAAGAAGTGATCAAGTGGATCCGCGCGAATCGCAATGTCACGATCAAGCAGGTCGTCGAGATGAAAGACATGACTACCGCTGCGCAGAATCAATCACGTGACATGGGCGGATACAAAGACTGAAAGTTTTTGTTGACATTTACGAGTGATGTGGTATAAATAGAATTGTAGTGATGATACTCACTGAACACGTTCTGGACACCGGGGCGGTACCGGTCGGGTCCACCACAGATACAGATGCTTTGTACCGTGAGGCAAAGAGAATACATACGTTTCACATCTGTATCTTTGATGGGCCCGAAATTAGGATCGACAGGCGGACTAGGCAGGGTGGAGCTATCCGGCGCGAGCTCGGTTAACGCAAGAAATCAACAACTGCAAACGTAAACGCAGCTCCTGAGGCTTTCGCTCTCGCAGCGTAATCCTCTTGGGTATGGGCACCACCTCGAAACAGAACGGGCCCGCTTACACACAACACATAACACACGAGGCATTTCATGGCAAATTCACGTCGCATCACTGCGCAAGCAACTGTTCTTACCCCAACTAGCTCGGGCGTTCATCCTCTTCACAGCCAGCAATACATCGGCGGATACGTTCATCCTACTACTTCTGCAATTCCTGGTTCATTCGCGACTGGCTTGACTGCGACTCAAGCAATCGCCCAACCAGCAAATCTCGGCCAAGCTTTCAAGCCTAAGCGCGCCGGCAAGAATCCGAATCTCTCGCACATCATCTTCGTCCTCGACGAGTCATCTTCGATGTCGTCATGCTGGGATCAAACTATCTCGGGCTACAACGAATACCTGAAGGCTCAGAAAGAAGACGCTGAAAAGACCGGCATCAAGACTCTGGTCTCCCTCTACAAGTTCAACGGCTACGACGTTCGTGCGATCTTTGATCGTCAAGACGTAGCCGAGGTTCAACCGCTCGACAAGAACAGCTATCGCCCAAGTGGTGGCACGAACCTTCTCGACGCTATGGGTGGCGTCATGATGAAGATCAACCTTCTTCTGGCAGACAAGAAGAAAGCTGATCGTGAGTCAGTCATCATCACTGTTCTGACCGACGGTGAAGAGAATCAGTCTCGCACCTTCCGCAACGACGACATCAAGGCGATGGTCGAAAAAGCTGAAGGTAAGAACTGGGGCTTCATGTTCCTTGGTGCAAACATCGATGCATTCCATGCTGGTGCTGCTCTTGGGTTCAACCACAGCAACACCTTGCAGTTCGCTACTGCAAACGCCGCTGAGACTATGCGCTCGGCTTCTTCGATGACTTCTCGTATGAAGGGTGCGTATGCATCGGGTCTGAGCACTGATGCGACTTATGCTGCTACTGCATTCTATGACTCGGAACGCAAAGCTGCTGTGGGTGACACAGATGCAGGGAAGTAAGACACCATACGAAGTTCGACTCGACATTCTCAAGATGGCACAAGAGATGCTGAACAATGAGAAGCGAATCGAAGAGAACACTTTCTTTGCGAAGCTCGAGACTCTTCGGGCTTCCAACGCCTCTGTCGATACGATCAACTCGTTTATCGACACAAACAAACCGAAGATGTACGATCCGAGTGAAGTGGTGGCTCGCTCTAGCGCACTCTACAGCTTCGTCAATAACTCCACCACAAATAAACCTTAAGGAGAAAAATATGAAATCGATTATGCTCGCCACTGTTGCCCTGTTCGGATTCGTCGGTGCAGCTTCGGCGTTTGAGATTGGTCAAACTGGTGCGTTCCTCGACAACACCACAACTGCAACCTACTCGGTCGAGACCGATGAGTTCACTGCTGTTCACGAGTTGAACCTGAACTACGACCTCGGCGCAAAGACGACCGCGTACGCCCTGACTGAAGTCAACCTTGAAGATCCGGCTTTCGCTGGACTCGAACTCGGTGTCGACTATCGCGCATGGGCACAGGACGCGAACGAGGTTAACCTCAACGCACACGTCCTTCTGAACGAAGACCTCGACTACACCGACACGGTCGTTGAACTCGAAGTCAAGTTCTAATCGAGCTGGGATGGTCACCTAATAGACCCGCGCGGAGCCATGGTTAGCTCCGCATTTTCATCTCATGATAAATATACTATCATGGAGGTGTCGATGGAAGACTTTGAGGCGTGGCAAGCTTTTCCACAAGTGCGGCAATGGTTCAATAAGCTCTACCTAGCAGAGTGCTTTGGATACAACTGCGGCCCAGGAGGTGTTCCTCCAAAGGTGTCTGGCTACTACTGTGTTAGACCAATCTACAATCTCGACGGAATGAGTGTAGGTGCACGAAAGCAGTGGATCGAAGCCGGTGATCGTAAAGGTGTCGAACCCGGGTACTTTTGGTGCGAGTGGTTCGATGGTGATCAATACTCCATCACCTATGAATCCGAAGATGCTTTCAGTTACAGGCAGAAGTCATGCTTCAAGGCTGAACGCGATGTCGATCAACTCTATCGATTCAAGAAGTGGACGCGGTCTTCATTAGAGGTTCCTCTTCCTTACAGACTTGAAGACGAGTTCATGTTCAGCGCAATTCCCATCATCAACATTGAGATGATCGGCAACAAGGTGATCGAAGTTCACTTCCGCGACACGCCGGATCCTGACTACGACGAACTGATCCCAGTTTGGAACGATGACCAACAAGTAGTTGACATTTATGGCAAACTGGGTTATACTTATATTGAAGCCCCCGACAACTCGAATGGATTCTTGAAAACCTCTCGGATAGGCTTCATGGTCAAATAGGAGTGTGAATGCTTATATCAACATATTTCAAAGAAAACGCGCAGTCTGCTCGAGCTGAAGTTCTTCGCAACGAAGAAGGTGAATACTACTACATCGACTACTATGACGCCGGTGGAAACAAATTCTATACCGAAGCGTTTCCAGGCAAGTCGGTCTATTACGTTGAAGACGCAGCAGAGAACTGGGCCCTCAACGTGAAGGTGTTACACGGATAATGCAAGTAGAACTGACGGCGGAAAGTATTCTCCGTGAAGTCAGCAAATACGTGAACGACGACGTCTCATACATTGATGCACTAGTTCATTACGCTGAAGTTCACGGAATTGAAATCGAAGTAATTGGCGACATCGTTCGCCGCAGCCAGATCATGAAAGCAAAGGTTCATGAAGACGCTGAGAAACTCAACCTTGTAGAAAAGACACAGAGGCTACCAATCTAATGTCTGTATATTCAACGCGAGACGCTTTTGAGATCTACATGTATTATCTCGCGTTGAAGAGGCACTTCACCACGGATTACGATTACTTCAAGTACAATGGTAAGGTGAAGGCCTCTCAACAATCCTTCGAGAACAGAAAGGACAAGTTCCATTTCTATAAACTCTCGAAGCGCAAGGATGCGAAAGAATTCATCCTTGCAAACATGATCTATGAGCCAACGCTCTGGATCGGAGATCTTCTCGACAATGAGAAGGCCGAAGAGGTACTCGTCGAGTGGACCAAACGTCAGCAAACTCTGTCGTACGTGTTCAAGAACGACCTCGCTGAGTTGAATGATGACTTCAACTCGAATCTACTCGTGACTGACGGGCAGCATCCTAGACTCCTCCAGCTCTACAACATGCGTCGTGTGAACGTGGAAACCCTCGTGATCATCGACGACCTCGTGAATAATTTTTCTTACTGGGAGAGAAAAATTGCTGACCCGATCATCTTTCCGAGTATAAATAAGTTTGTCGGCAAGGTAAGACCTTTCATCAGATACGACAAGTCGAAGATGAAAGCAATACTGCTCGACAGATTCTCACAATCGCAACAAGCCGCTTAAAATCGCTTACAATCGCAAAGGATACTCACATGTCTAGCTCATTCGCAGCTCTCAAAAAATCCCGTTCGTCTTCGTTCGACAAGCTGAACCAGCAACTGCAGAAGACCATCGGTGGCCAATCCAACAACAACGATGACAAATACTGGAAGCCCGAAGTCGACAAGGCGGGCAATGGATACGCTGTTATCCGCTTCCTGCCTGCGCCTGAAGGTGAAGACGTTCCGTTTGTCAAGATGCACGACCATGGTTTCCAAGGTCCTGGTGGATGGTACATTGAGAACTCGCTGACCACTCTCGGTCAAGACGACCCTGTTTCGGAGTACAACTCGAAGCTCTGGAACTCCGGCAACGAAGCCGACAAAGAAATCGCGCGCAAGCAAAAGCGCCGTACTAACTTCCATGCCAACATCTACGTGGTCAAGGACTCTGCTAACCCTGCAAACGAGGGTAAGGTGTTCTTGTTCAAGTTTGGCAAGAAGATCATGGAGAAGCTTCAGGAAGCAATGAACCCACAGTACGAAGGTGAGACTCCGGTCAACCCGTTCGACATGTGGGAGGGTGCTGACTTCAAACTGAAGATTCGTAACTACGAAGGCTACCGCAACTACGACCGCTCTGAGTTCTCGGAAGCCGGACCGATGACCAACCCTAAGGGTGAGCCGCTGTCCGACGAACAACTCGAGGAGATCTGGAAGCAACAGCATTCTCTGAAAGAGATCGTCGATCCTAAAAACTTCAAGTCGTATGCAGAACTGAAAGCTAAGCTTTACAAAGTTCTCGGACTTGATGGCAGCTCGCACGCACCCATGAAATCTGCTGCTGAGGACGACGCGGAGATGGACTTCACTCCGAAGTTCAAAGAACGCGCTGCGCCTAAGCAGGAGGAAGCTTCATCTCCGGCATTCACCCCATCGCTGGACGAAGATGACGACACTCTCGACTTCTTCAAGAGCCTCGCGGCTGGTGACTGATTCTGGGAAGGAGCCTTCGGGCTCCTTCTTCATTTGAAGTACAGAATAGCAAAGAAGACCAATACGCCTAAAGCAAGCCAACTTGCGATCGGTGAGTCGGTCTTCTTTTTCTTTTTGGTCGTTGGACTCTTGTAGACCGTACGTGTGTGAGTGAACCCTGCGCCGTCTCTGTACGTCTGAGTGACTTTGTTTCCCGTCTTGGAGTTGTTCGAGTAAGTCATTCGAAAGTTACGAGTTCCCTGCGAGTGAGAGTTCGTCTCGGTTCCATTCGTATTGATCGTATGAGTGCGACGAGTAGTAGCACCGGTCTTCTTTGATGTTCTCTTGTATCCCATGATGTTCTCCATATCAAAAGAGAGCCCAAAGGCTCTCTGTTTCATTAAATAGGCATGAATGCATTCAGGCTCTGGTGTGGAGCCGCGTTGATGATTGTAGTTGAGCTGCTCGTTACACTCGAGCTGTTTCCACCTTGAACGATGGTTGGTGCAGACACAACCGGCTTAGCAGTGGATGCGGCGATAGCACTATCACCGAGAGCGGCTGCCTTTTGTTCTGCCAAGGTTTGCTTCTGCGTTGCGGTGTCACGATCCACCTGAGCGATCTTCGCTTGAGTCTCAGAAGATCTTGCGTCGACTGCTGCCTTCGCCGCAGCTACGTCTTCGCCTGACACCAACATTCCAGTTGGATCATACTCTGCGATAGTCGACAGAGCCATGTACTTGATCTTTGCTGGAATCGATGCGATCCAATCACCGAACATGATGAAGCCCTTCTTGAGCTTATCGGTGATGTCGATCCACACCTCTTGAGCGTAGAACCACATTCTGTCGGGTATCGTACCGACGTAGTTGCTGAACTCTTTGAACTTGGTCGAGATGTACTCTGATGCAGTGTTCCATGTATCACTGATGAACGTAGTCAGATCGAACAACGCGCTACCTTCTTCCCACTTGAACATGCTCATGACCCAGTCTCCTGCCGTTCTCACAAAGTCGAAGATTCCACCGACCATGTTTGTGAAGATCTCGGTGAAGCTAAATGAGTCAAGGACTTCAGCGGCGTTCTCAAAGCCAAGCTTTCCGACGATCCATGAAGCGACACTTTTGATCAAATCCAGTGGCTTAGTTATGAGCGACGACACGAATCCTACGATGCCACCCTCGAGTGCTCCAAGCCAACCACCTTCAGCATATCCATCGAGTGCACCTTTGATCGTGTCAAACGCCGTGAGGATGATCGTCAGAGGATAGAAGAGTTTACCGACTACACCAGAGACGGCCTTGATAGTGCCTCCGAAGCTTCCTAGAAGTGATCCAATCTTTCCAAAGCCAGCACTCAAGCTCTTGCCAATTCCAAGTAGCGAGTTTAGCATCTTACCGGCTTCCATGAATGGTGTGACCACATATCTGCTGACAGTCTTCACCAAGTCAAAGGCTTTCATCAATGCCGGTTGTTTGAGCGCCAACTCGATGTTCATGAACATGGCAAGGATAGGACCGCGTAGGAACTTGACGCCTTCCATCAGAGTCGTGCCAATGGTCTTACCGATAGTCATGATCGAGCTGACGATCTTCCCTTTCATGAAGTCTAGGGCCTTGACGACGAAGTTCGGGGTAAAGAACTGGATCGCCTTGATCCATCCAGAGAATGCACCAGAGAGTGCACCGATCGCTGCGGCGCTTATACCGAGTAGACCGGTTAGGTCGATCGCGTTGTCTTGGTTGTCTCCGCCGTCGTCACGTGCTGCTTGGTCTTCTGACTTCTCTTTTTTCTTACCGCCGACCGCGGTAGTAGCTCGTTCTCGATTCGCGTCTTTGATCAAATCATTAAGCTCTTTAGCACTAAACGCCAGTTCACCGATCATGATCTTGAACAATCCAGTGTGTGTCTTGAGCTCGTTCTCAATCGACTTGAGCACGCCCGTGAACAGATCAATCTTTCCACCAACCGACTTGATGGAATGGGCACCCTCGTTTCTCACGAGCACGCCTTCTCTCTTGATTCGAGTGATTAGGTCTTGAATTGTCGCGTCACTCACTTTGCGTGTTCCTTTTGTGATTCGATGAACTCGAGAAGCATGCTGAAGTAGATGTCACGTTCATATGGCATCAAGCTTTCAATCTCGCTTATCTGGTATTTATGGTGCTGAGCCAAACCGAAGACCATCTTATAGTACACACTCAGTGTGATGTGACTCAGCGTCAGATAAAAAAAGTCTCCATACCTTCAGCGACAAAAGTCTTCTCAACACCGTTCTTATTCTTGTACTTCTTTTCATAGCGCATGACGGGCATGGTATCAAAGAACTTCTTGATTCTCATTGCCACATCAGCAGTCAACGAATCAAGGAAGTCGGTGACTTCTTGCTGAGTGAAGTCTTTCAACTTGTAGACCTGATCACCATCGACAACTGATTCAATGCATTCAACCATGATCTTATAGAGATCATCAGTTGACTTTCCTTCTTCAGAGTCAAGATCTTCGATGTACTCAATCGTAGGATAACGCATCTGAAGCGCGATTGTATCCGTGATCTTAATCACCTTGTTGTGTTCAGGCGATCGCTTAATCTCGATGTCGTTGATGTCGATAACCAACTCAACCGTCTCATTCGTATCAGGATCTTTGATGTTGAAGGTGACTTCGTTATTCACAGACTTCGCGCGGATGTTCAATAGGATGTATTGAAGATCAAACGTCGCGAGGGTGTTCACATCAATACCCTGAAGACAGTTATTCAAGATCTGCTTAATCGCCAACACGATTTGCTTTGAGTCATTCGACTCCTGAGCGATGAGAAGAATCTTTTCTTCTTTCACAGTGAATGGCCGAAACTTGACTTTCTTATTCGTTGAAGGAATCGTCAATTCAAAGAGTGGTAAATCAATACGGGGTAGTCCCATGTTAAAACTCCATTAGAGTGCGTTAAACACCGTTGTTACATTAGTAAGTTGATTGATCGCGTCTTGAATATTACGAGGACGATCGATTTGGCTGATTGCTTGAGCGAATCCATTTGCCGCTGAGATGTAGCTCAATAGACCATTCGCTCCGTTGTTTGGTTGTATGACTTGACCAAGTTCAACACCATCTGCTTTGAACTTATCAAAGGCGAATCCAACAGGAAGAGTCATGACTTCACCTTGATTCTCCCACGACTGATCGAGTTGACCGAGTCCAATTGGGAATGCATTACCAAACTTATAGTGATAGGTGTAACTCGCGTCATGTCCAGAGTAGACGAGAATCTCGATCGTCGCGGCGTAGTCTTCCTTATAAGCAAAGTGATATGGAAGTTTGCCTTGACGATCGGCTTGTTGATAACCGTCATATGAATTGAAATTGACGATGGATTGCATCCACTTCTTAAAGAACTTCATCGTCGAGAAGTGACTGTCGACCATGAAGACGAGAGCGAGATCTCCGTACTTCAGATCAACTGGACGCTTCTCATGCGTGCCATAACCATGAGGTTGAAACTCAGCGAAGTCGATGTTCATCGCAGGAATTGACGCAGACTTACACAGGAACGTCAACTCTCTTGTGCTGATGTCTTGCTCGAGATAGCTCAAAGTATTTGGAAGACTGATGCGAGTCAAGAAAAGGTTGTTCTTCGCGAGACCCTTTCTTCCCATCTGTGCTTGAAATTGATTGATGTTGAATGCCATGATAGGACCTTATGTGATAAGCTTCTTCGATTCCGACCAGACTTTTTGCTTATTCGCACCTTGGAATCTCTCAAGAGGCAGAAATAGCGCGACGTCCCATTCCGATGGATAGACATAAAGGAAGCGACTGCGAACATGCTCAGTCAAGTAATGCTTCACACATGGAGCAAAGTACTTGAACTTCGAGGCGTTATTCAGGATGTTGTAGTTGAACTTGAGTTTGGTAGTCTCATCAAACTTGTCGTTGTTTGCGACATCATACAACGCATCCATTAACTTCGCTCTGTAGTTCAATGGAAGATAGTGAAGGTTCAATCCCATGAAGCCATTCTCAACTTTGCGATATGGAAACACCAATGGGAAGCGGTCATAATACGGAAGTGTCGCTTTATGCTTTGGGTCGTAGTAGTACATATACATCGAGCCAACCATTGGGCGACTCACGAGTCTCTCGTTTCCACCCTTCATGAGTTTAGCTTCGTTGACGTTCTTGTACTCTTGAGCAGTGTTACGATACCACTCGCGTGCGGACTCGGTGCGTGCAGGCATCTGACCCGCGCGCACGCCCTTCGTCAAAATGGTATCAAAGATTGAGCTCATCTTACTTTCCGAACAGTTGTTTCTCCGTCATGATTTGAAAGATCCAACCACGATCTTTACAGTATTCTTCCGCTGCTTTCCATTTGGCTTCATTGACACCCCAAGTCATGACTTCCGTAAGATACTTCCTACTTGGTCGACCCTTCGCTGTCTTGGCCTTTGATGGATCAGGTGGACGAGTCTGCGCGTCTGGCTTAATCTCAATCAGGACAGTTTGTTTCTTTCCCTCAATATTTATCTGTTCTACATAGACGTCAGGAAAGTATCTGTGCCAACGATTATCAATTGGCGATCGATAAGGAATGATGACTTCTTCGCTACCCCACTTCAGTACGTTGGGATGAGAGTCCAGATACATGAAGAGACGCAACTCCCAGCTAGAGCGATACACGATGTTGGTCGGATCGCCTTTGTACTTTTGTGGGTTGCGTGGCTTAAAGAAGCCCTGATGATAAGCCATCGAATTCCGTATAAATATCTCAAAGGATATGCCTATTTATAAGGACTAGTCATGAACGACTCCAGAGTGTGGGAACCTGTTGACCCAGTCGTATCAGGAAATATGGAATCTAATCGCACGTTCTCAATGTCTTATCCAAAGGACATTGGCGAACACGGCATGATGTTGACGTTCAAGAAATACAACTTCACCTCAACTGGAAGCATCGCTGGTCAAACGATAGGCTCTATCACACTTCCTATTCCAAGAAACATCGTCGAATCGTATTCAGTCAACGTCAAAGGTGAATCAATGGGACTTCTCGGAAGTCTCGTCGGTGATGCCATCGCGGGAAACGTGAATGTGAATCAGGTGATGAACTCTCTCGCAAACACCGCGGGTGGATCTCTTATCTCTGACCCTGCTGCAGCAGCAAACTTCTTTGTTCAAAGTGGTTTGGCTACGACTGCTTCAGGTGCAGTCGGTTCGGTGCTTGGTAGCACGGTGGGTGGTGCAATCGCAGGTGCTGCAGGAAGTAGTGCAATATCATCTGGATTGAGCGCTGCATCGGGTACTGCACTTAACCCTCACGTCTCTGTCATGTTTGAAGGTATGAACCTGCGATCGCATAACTTTGACTGGACCTTTTCACCAAAGAGTGCTTCCGAAGGCGAGGCACTTCGAAGAATCATCCGTACTATCAAGAAGAATGCGTTGCCTTCGTATCAGAGTGTCGGCGGAGAGAAATCCAACACGGCTCTTGACCGAGTCCTCCTTCGTTATCCAAACGTGGTCGACATCAAGTTCATTGGACTCGATCAGTCATACTTCTTCAAGTTCAAGACCTGCATGGTCACTCAGGTCACCGTCGACTACTCGCAACATGGTAACGCTCTGTTCGCCGGTGCGGCGGGTTCAAAGCCAGTTATGGTCAACTTCCAACTCAGTCTGATCGAATCCAAGATTCACACCGCCGACGACTTCGACACTGGAGAGTGATATGTCGAACTACTTCAAGCTATTTCCGACGATGGTCTATGATAACAGACTGGTGACTGACATCACTCGTCGAGTCAGAATCCTTGAGCAACTCGCGACTGACCCGTACGCGATTCTTCCGTACGTAATAAAAGAAGGCGAGCGTCCAGAAGACGTCGCCTATTACTACTATGGTGATCAGAACAAAGTGTGGATGGTTTATCTTGCGAACAACATCATCGATCCGTATGTGCAATGGCCACTCGATGATCAGAACTTGTACTACACACTCCTTAAGAAGTACGAGATCAAGGGTCTGACTTTCACGACGGCTGATGTTGATGTCACCGCGAACACGATTCGTATGCCTGGTCACACACTCAAGACGTCTGATCCCATCATCTACTCAAATGGATTGACTGCTCCCGCTCCTCTCGTATCGGGAACCACCTACTACGCCATATTCGTAGATGAGAATACGATAAAGCTTGCGTCGAGTGCATCCAACTCTCTGGCAGGAACGGCGATCAACTTGACGTCCACCGGTTCTGGATCTTTTGAGCGTGACATGGTTGTATTCTTCAATAGCACTCAGATCACGAGCAACATCGCATACGTATCAAATAATATCGACCCAGAGATTAAGATCACATATGAGACTTATCAGTACACCTCATTGATTCCATCTGAGTGGAACATCATCAGAGTGTATGAAGACGAAGTTCAACAGAATGAGAATAAGCGTCACATCTTCTTAATCAACAGAAACTATGCATCGCAACTCCAAAGAGATCTAAAGAAGGTGATCAATGAGTGAAGATGGACTAAGACAGGCTGGTCATTACGCACTTAAATCCTTTAGCATCGTCAATGCTAATGGAGGCAAGATGGACATTCGTATGATGATTCACACCTTCAACATCGTTGAGTCGATGTCGATGGGTAGTGTTCGTGGATCAGCAGTCGTCTATGACTCAAACGACCTTGTGACTCGTTTGCCAATTAAGGCAGAAGAGTTCATTGAGATTGTGTATGAAGACTACTTTGGGGAAGAATTAACAGAGACTTACTTTTTGTATTCGATCACAGATGTCGGATATGCAAAAGACAAGTCGCCAGACATGGTAAAATACACTCTGAACTTTGTGTCTCTTGGAAAGGTCTTCTCCGAGAACTTTCGTGTGGCAAAAGCGTATAAGCCAAATGCTTCTGCATCGACTATCGCTGGATATGTGCAAGAACTATACGATGAGTATTACGTTCGACCATTGCAAGAAGTAAAGCTTCCAACTAAAGAGATCATGATCGATCCTACAATTGGAACTTCAACATACGTGATTCCACGTTTGACTCCTGAACAGGCGATGTATTTCTTCTCACGTAAAGCATATTCTCCTACTCGTAAGAGCCAGTCGTTTCGATTCTTTGAGACTCGCGAGAAGTATTATTTTGCGACAAATGAATACATGGAAGAGTTTGTTGCAACAGGTGGAATTGGTAACAACGCATTAGATCCCACAATCGCAATGAAGATTGGTCAGCGAGCAAAGACTATTCCTATCTTCACTCGTAACTACGCGCCAGATAAAAGTGCTGAACGTCAAGAAGCGGCAATGTATCAATTGATTGATATTGACTTCGGTGTAAAGACCGATACGGTTGACGACATCAATAGTGGTGCATATTATCGTACTGCTTATGAAGTCGACATGATCAATGGCACAATGAATAAGATCGACTACAATCACTTTACTTACAATGATGATAAGCCTAATCTCAAGTTTCCACATGATCAAACGTTTGTCGATCAACGAATCAGCAAGCCGAAAGAGAGATTCATCATCAAAGACTATGCGTCAACCGGTAACCCTGGTGGTGAAGTCGTTGGACCTGATAAGAACTATTCGAATCTGCATAACATCAAGACCTCGTACTTCTATCACTACAATAAGAACAAGGTGAATGCAACAATCTACGGAAGAAACACACTCTTTGCTGGATCGGTGATTGATTTGCTCTTGACTCCTCACATCTCAGATGGGCAAAAAGCTCAAGATCCGGATGCCGAAAGAAGCGGTAGATACATAGTAGAGTCGGTAGAGAATCTATTCTTTGAAAACACCTTCACTCAAAAGTTAGTATTGTCAAGAAGTGGAATTGGCGCATGATCGGTGAAAATGGCTTTGAGAGTCTTATTTGGTTCATGGGTTTCGTTGAAGACAACGCAGACCCACTGAATGGTCGTGTTCGTGTTCGAGCATTTGGCTTTCATCCTCCGTACTCCGACGGCACAGTTCTAACCGAGGATCTTCCTTGGGCTCACGTGGTTCGTGACAGTAAGTTCTCAAGCATTCCAGACCTTGGTGACTTGGTCATCGGTTTCTTTCTCGATGGAAGAGACGCTCAGCATCCGGTCGTGATCGGTACTATCAATAGCGCGAAGTTCTCAGCCCCTTCGTCAGTGCCTGGGTATAATCCAGAGTCGTACAATCCAGACGGCACTCCAGGTGTATCTGGTGAGGGAGCAGGCGGCACTGATCGTGCGAAGTATGCTTACCAGTACTTCATCAATCAAGGCTTCACACCAGAGCAAGCGGCGGGTATCGTCGGTAACCTTCAGGCTGAGTCCGGTGCTAACCTAGACAACCTTTACAATCCCGCGGGCGGGGGCACTGGCGCTCGAGGTATCGCTCAGTGGAGAGGATCTCGAACTCAAGCTTTCTACGAACGATATGGTACGTATCCAGACACAGCATCGCTTGATGATCAACTCGACTTTATCATGTACGAGTTCAACACGACTGAGTCTCGAGCGTACAACGGAGTCAAAAGTGCTACTTCAGCTGCTGATGCAGCTTCGGCTTTCGATAGTCTATTCGAGAGAAGCGGTGGAGGAACGATTCAGACTCGAGTCAACAACGCGTCGACTCTTCTTGAGCAATTTGCCGGCATCGAGCCACAACCAGCAGTTGAAGGAACAAACCCGTATCTCGCTCCTTCTCAGGACGTAGTCATGAACTACGGCAACCCTGCCATGCCACCTGCGATTCATGGTGAGAACTTTGAGTTCACTCCGGCCTTGGTCTCATCGGCTGCCAGAAGGTCTACGACCACTTCTGGAGGTGCCGTCGTCGATGAACCAGGTGTACCACCTCCCGGAGGCAAGGACACTTCGGTGTGGGAAACACGTTACGGCGGGTCGTCGATCGTCATGTCTGGTAAGAACACCAGTGATGAATTCATTCACATCACTCATGCGAATGGATCTCGAGTCACGATCGATGGAAACGGAAACATCACGATCAAGGCGATGGGTAAGCTTCACCTAGGATCCGAGAGCAACATCGAAGAGAATGCAGACGGCGCTAAGATCGGTGTATATCCAAAAGGATACAGCGTCGAGATCACTGATGGCAAGTGCAATATCACGTCCACTGGTGATATGAATCTGACGTCGAAGAGTAACCTCAACATCAACGTCGGTGGAAGCTTGGCGATCAATGTAGGCGAGTCCATCGACATCGCAGGTGCTCGAGTCGCGATGACTGCAAAGGTCGATGCACTCGACTTGCTCGCGGCCAAGAAAGTCGTCCTTGAGTCATCGGGCGGATCTGTCGGTATCAAGAGTTCAACACCGTTGTATCTTCAGTCGTCAGGCGCGATCAACATCAAGAGCGGCGGACAAGTCAAAGTCGGTGGTTCTCAGATTCACCTCAATTCTCCTGGTTCAGCACCGGCCGATGCCATCACCGCAGTCGCGGCTTCAACTGCAACTGCTGAAGCACCTGAGAAGGGTGTTGTCTCTGACGACACGGCTGCTATCGATGTGGTGCCTTCAGGAATCTCAGTCGACATGGCAGATGAGTCATCAGTCGACTTTAGTAACGCAATGGGATGATAAGAAATGTCTTGTAATACGTATGATGCACCATCATCAAAGGCTTCATCTCGTGGTCTCACGACTGAGCAGTTGCGCAATCAACTGTATTCGTTTAGTGACATCATCGCGCTTGAGACTAATCCTGCGCTAAGGTATCCTGTTCAAGATCTGTCAAACTCGATTGCTGCAACAGTCACTGGATTTGCGAAAGTAGATCCAAATGAATATCCATTGATCAGAGATAGACTGACTCAAGGTGATATTAGCATATCTGAATACGCAGACTTTCTCAATTCATCGGGATACACGCCAACTCAAGTGACGACGATCTTTAGTGGCGTCGCAATCGCCACAGTCCCAATGACTAAGTACTTCGATCAACTTGAGTTCTACTATAATAACAACTTCGCTAAATCAATTAGCGGAGGATTCTGTGCTGCATTCACTGGTGCAATTGCTAAATTAGCTGCTCTTGTATCTGCTGGCGTAGCTCTAATCAATCAACTAAAGAACGCTACCGCTGCATTCATCGCACAGTTGAATAACATCAAAGAGCTTCTGCACAAGATCGTAGATGAACTCAAAGAGAAGATGCTTCAGCAGATTCAAAACTTCATGAATCAGATCACTCAAATTAAGACTCAGATATTGAGTGTGATGTCGTTCTTTAACGAAAAGATTCGCAAGGCAAAAGAGTTCTTCAGCGATCTCAATATCGATAACCTCAAGAAGAAGATTGAAGAGATCATCGCTAAGATGGCGGGTGGATTTGAAGAGATAACGCCTGAAGTATTAGCATATCTTCTATTCAGACTATGCCAGTTGTCTGAGATCATCAGTAACTTCATGCAGTCGCCAGTTGATACACTCAAAGGACTTCTGTCTAACTTCGCGATTCAAGAGCTGATGTTGTCCAATGTGTCAAATATCGCGAGAGGTCGTAGTGTTGCGGCCGGTGGGTTCAGAATGGATCCGTTTGAAGTCATTCGTGTCAGAGAACAACTCGCGAACAATGTCAACTCGACAAATAAGCCAGGTGTAGCACCGAAGTCCTATATCACCATTCCATTCACTCAAGAAGAGTGGCAACTCTACTCTTCATTGACTACGTCTGGAAATCAATACGTCGAGTTTGCACCTCAAGTCATAAATCAAAATGATCCGGTTGTTGGTGCAGGCGTGACTAAGATCAAGCCTGAAGTTCTTTTGATTCTCTTCAGAATCGCAAAGCGCATGGGTGGAAAGCGATTCCTCATCAACTCTGGTTATCGTAGTCCGGCATATAATGCTAAACAAGATGGTGCTGCAAAGAACAGCTATCACATGTCTGGAATGGCACTTGACGTTGATATGACTAGATTTGGAAACACTAGTCAGTTCCGCAATATGTTCATTGAGTACGCATCTCAAGAAGGCATCGGTGGAATCGGTACGTACAACTCGTTCATTCACATCGACATCGGACCGAGAAGAATCTGGGGAAGCCAAAACATCGAAGCATTGACTCTTCATCGCAATGATAAGTTCAGAAGTGGTGGTGGAGCTCCTACGAACCCGATCACTGAAGTCGCTCCTTCTTCTGATATTCGTACGGCCATCCCAACAGATCCGCGTCTAGCGTTGTCGAATCAGAATCAAACTCCTGCTCCAACCGGCGGCGCGACTGGAATCACACTTGATACTACTAATACGTTTGGTGCATAAATAGCCAAAAAGGAATCACGTCATGTTAACACCTACAACAAAAAGAAAGCCTGAGATCTATTCAGACTTCCACAAAGATATGACGCAGAGCCCGATTAACTTTGATCTCGCGCGAAAGATCGATGAAGAAGCTGTAAAGGAATCGATTAAGAATCTGATTCTGACCGACAGAGGTGAACGTTTGTTTCAGCCCGACATCGGTTCAGACGTCAGACGTATGCTATTTGAGAACATCGACAACTCTACGATTGAACTGATCAAAGATCTCGTTCGAACGACTATTCGTAACTATGAACCACGTGTGAATCTGATTGGTGTCGATGTACTTACCTCGATCGATTCGTTGCAAGTCGACATCGTCATTACGTTCAACATAATAAATAGACTCGAACCAGTCACATTCGTAGTCACACTCGATAGGGTAAGATAATGGCATCAAATACGCCGATCACAGAACTAGACTTCCTACAAGTCAAACAGAATCTTAAGACCTTCCTGTCGAGTCAAGACCGGTTCAAAGACTATGACTTCGAAGGCTCGAACATGGCCGTCCTCTTGGA